GAAACTCGCCGCCGCTGAGTTGCAGATTAAGCAGATGAAAGAGCTTATTACTGAGTGGTACTGCATCGTGGATAACCACGGGTTCTACTCAAAGATTATTTCAATACCAACCACAACAGAGCATCTTGATGCTTATGTGCGTGAGGCTGTTGATGATGCTCTAGGGGATTGCATAGTCGAGTGCTGGACGGCTAACGAGGATGGCTTTCATCGCACATGCGGCGAGATTGAAGAAGCAATCAGAGCAAGAAAGGAAAAGAAATGATTCTATCGGATGAGGAAATTGAAGCGGTGTTCAATAAGGCGCACTTATTCACTGCCGAAGGATTTGCCCGTGCAATCGAAGCCACCATCATCAAGAAGATTGGTGAGCCTGTTGGTGTTATGGAGAATCACCAAAGCTCAGGACTAGAAGCTACAAATATGTTGCAGACAGTTCGCATGAATCGTTTGTTATATAACGGCACACCTTTATTCGCCATGCCAAAGGAGCATAAGAAATGAGCGCAATCAAAGAAGCGTTTGAGAATACTCCACGCTGCATAAGTGACGGTGATTTAGGGTCATTTACTGCTGGCTACCTATCTGGACTTGAACGTGCTGCGAAGGAGTGTGCGGTACTTGACGCACAGCACAAAGATGCTTGTGCATATCACTGTGAAGAAGCAATCCGACAATTAGCTAAGGAGGAAGAGAAATGACATCGCTAGTTAAATACATCCACGACAATGCAAACAAAGCTATCATCGAAAAGAACAGCCATTACGTGTTCATTACAGCAGATGGTAAGCTTGTAGATGTGTTCAATGAAATTTGTTATGCTCGATTGAAGAACACTTACAACTGTAAGAAGAAGGGGATTCGTAGCATTCGCCTTTATTTCAATCAACACAAGCGTGACAATGTAGATGAGAAAGCTTTTAAAGCTTATTTCAAATGGATTACTAAGGAAAGCCCTTGGGCTAAGGGATTCAAGAGCACACGTAATTGGGAGAAGGATGGTATTTCTATGAACTGTGACATGCCCCTTCAATATGTTGGAGGAGCAGCTACAGCTTTACGTGAAGGTTATGAATTCCCAACAGCTACACTTATGTGGTGGAAGATGGTTAAGGAATATAACATCAATCCTGCACTGGCCCATATCCTTAGTAATTTCTTTACTCATAAACATTATAGAGAAGGGTATTTCACCAAAGGTGGTAAAGGTCATCACGGGGCTTTGAGCCATTCCCTCACTAAGAAGGGTATTAAGGCTTATCTAGGTAATTCCCCTAATCTCCCTAAGAGCAGCACTAAATCTAATGCAGAAAGCTTTTCAGGTATTTGGAAACTGTTTGATGCAGAAGATTGCTACAACCTAACAGGTGTTATGCAAGAATTCATCCAGCCTTTGTACAAGAAACAGGGAAAGGGATGGGATGTAGTAGAAGCTCTGTATTTCGATGACAAGTTTATCAAAGCAGCTAAACAACTAGAGAAAGAGGTGATGTCATGGCAAGGAAGAATGTTTATATTGTAACTCCTCAATACGGGTATGACAAACTATTCCTTGAGAATGGATGGGGAGTTGTTAGCTCTATGGATAATGCAGACCTAGTGCTATTCACTGGAGGTGAGGATGTATCTCCTTCCATGTATGGGGAACGTAAGCATCCTAAAACGCATGCTAATATTGATCGAGATGAATATGAATACGAGGAATTCTGCCGTGCTGTAGAGAAGGATATTCCTTGTGTTGGAATCTGTCGAGGAGGCCAGTTCCTTAATGTAGTTAATGGCGGAGCTATGTATCAACATGTAGAGGAACATTGCATGGCGCACCGGCTTACTGATGTAGCGACCGGTAAGGAATATAAAGTTAGCTCTACTCATCATCAGATGATGCGTCCTGCTTCTGTAGGGGCTGTTGTTGTAGCTGAGGCATATGAGAATGGTGGTAAGGAATGGATGATTGGCAATGACATCTGTAAGACATTCGCTGGCCCAGATGTTGAGGTTGTGTGGTATGCATCAACTCTCTCTCTCTGCTTCCAGCCTCATCCTGAATTCTCTGGCTATAACGAATGCTCTGAGTATTTCTTTGAATTGATTAAACGCTACATCAAGCTGTAAGCTTGAAGGAGGATTAGAAAATTTGTGGCCTAGTATTTATTGCATCAGGTAATCTCTCCGTTAAGGAAGAGAAAGTGTTTGAAGGTATGCTCATTGTAGATGTAATCCGTGGTAAGGATTCTACTGGTGTAGCTGTCATCAAACGTCATTCACATGACATTGTTAAGAAAGTGGGTGTTCCTCACGAGCTATTCGATAGCATCAAGTATCAGAATGCAATGAAAGGGGCTAATCAAATCCTAATTGGTCACAATCGCTTTGCCACTACAGGTAAGGTGAATGCTCTTAATGCTCACCCTTTCGAGACAGAAAATCTTATTGGTGTTCATAACGGGACACTAGAGAACAAGTATGTCTTTGACAAGAATAGCGACTACGGCACTGACTCAGAAGCTCTTTATAATGCAATTGATGAGCAAGGTGTTAAGGAAGCTATTGGTAAGGCTCGTGGTGCATATGCATTGATTTGGTATGACAAGCAAACTAAGACATTAAACTTCCTTCGTAACGATCAACGTCCATTGTTCATTGCTTCTAACAAAGGAAACACAACGATCTTTGGTGCTAGTGAGCTTTGGATGGTGCATGCTATCGCACAACGAGAAGGTATGGAGATTGATAAGGTGGAAGCCCTTCCAATTGACAAGCATTTCATCTTTGAGATGCCTGTTAAAGACACCGATGCATTCTCTAAGCCTAAAGTTATGGATGTAAAGTGTGCTCCCCCTTTAGCTCAATTCAAACAGACCTATCCGACTCCTACGGTGACTACTGGAACTACTTCTAGTTATGCAGCTAGTCTGCTTTACAAGTATGTCAAAGGGATTGCTGCTAGCTCTGTTGTAATTGAAGGAAATACGCAATACCTAGAATATAAATGTAAAGAGCATCTGCTTAACACCTTTCGTGTATATTTCCCCTCATATCTCAAAGCACAGGAGCAAATTGGAAAAGAAGCCACCCTCTACACACGATACCTTGTGTCAGCAAACGGACACGCTAAGTATATTAGCTGTGACATTATTCCTGAGAACGACGAGGAGCTACTTGAGTCGACCGGGAAAGTAAATCACGAAGGTGATGCAATAACGAAAGAAGATTTCAAGGAACTATACAAAGACTGTGCTTGGTGTGCTGATCCTCTTCAGTTTGAAGATGATTGGGTTATTTCCAGCAAAGGTGTTTGTGTATGTTCTACATGCCGTAAAGAACCAGATGTTAAAACTTATTTAGGACTCTCTCATGCTACTCAATAAACTGTTGTCTCGTATTCCTCCGGTAAATCGCTATCCTTCAAAGAACAAGAAGAAGGAGAAAGCTAAGCTCTCCTACATCCATGTATCAACTAAGGTTGTTACATATAAAGATGAAGCTGGTGTTGTTCATGAAGCTATTGTTGGTATTACTTACGTTAAAGCTAAGGAGTAAGAAATGAAAGTACTAGTCGGTGCAGACCCAGAATGTTTCGTTAAATTGAATGGTGAATTTGTGTCAGCTCATGGATTGATTCCGGGTGACAAGAAGAATCCATTTCCTGTATCTAAAGGTGCTGTCCAAGTTGATGGTATGGCCCTTGAATTTAACATCTCCCCTGCTTCTAGTGCAGACGAATTCTGCATCAATGTAGAAGAAGTGTTTGCTGCTCTAAAGGCAATGGTTCCTGAGTATCAAGTTGTAGCTACTCCAGTAGCAGATTTCTCAGCAGAACATATGGCTATGCAACCAGCAGAAGCACTTGAACTAGGCTGTGACCCAGATTACAACGGATGGGCACAAATGGCTAACGATAAGCCTAATGGTGATCGGTTGTTCCGCACTGCATCAGGTCATATCCATATTGGCTGGACTAACGGAGAAGACATCACTAACAACCTCCATTTCTCTCGTGCTGCTGCTGTAGCCCGTCAGATGGACTTCTTCCTTGGCTTGCCTTCATTATTCTGGGATGATGATACACGTCGCCGTGAGATGTATGGCAAGGCTGGTTGCTTTCGTCCTAAGAGCTATGGCTGTGAATATCGCACTCTCTCTAATGCTTGGCTCAATAGCAAGACATTGATGCAGCGTGTGTATAACAATGTACAGGATGGTATGGCTCGTTTGCTTGAAGGTAACCTATTGGACGAGAAATATGGTGATATTCAGCAAATCATTAACGCATCAGACAAGCAAGCTGCAATGCAGATTATTAAGAATGAAGGGATTTGTCTAGCATGAATTATGAAACAGCCTCACTTGATGACTTGAAGACAATCCTGTTAGAAAGCATCATTCGTTATAAAGGGGAACCTGCCTATGTACGAGATGTTCTTCAGACAGCTAAAGGATTCTATCTAACAATCTCTGATTTGGAGAATCTCAATGCACAGCGAAATGTTCTCCTTGTTTCTCGTTTTCTGGATTTTACTCCTGTTCCTCTTGGATATTGTAACACACCTACAGGTGCTATTTACCTCTCTCGTAAGCCATCTCGAAACTATCGACAAGGTCTGCATCACAACAACGTCCATTTCAAAGGGCTGATGTATGAGAGCAACTACTTCGGGCGTATTGGCAGCATGGCTGATCCAGCATTAGTTCCTACTATTAAAGGGGATTACCCTTCATTGCGTAAAGCTGTAGACCTTGTGCAGGAGCATAAGATTTCACATGCATTTAGCAGAGTTGGGGCTATTTCCCCAGAAGGTGAAGTGTTGTTCAAAGGTAATGTAGTAGGTTATGTAGAAGCAGCCAGTGCTGTTATCGCATTACGCTGGAACTGTGAACATTATAGAAAGGCTTTGGTATGAGAGATTATAAGTGCAATGAAATTGCAGCCTTCCAGAATGCACAGAAGGGCTTGTTTGGCATTGAAGTGGAAGTAGAAGGGGATAACCTACCTAAGGAGCTTCCACGCTACTGGAGATGCATTAAAGATGGTTCTCTGCGTGGTGAGAGTATGGAGTATGTTCTCTCTAAACCTCTTGATAAGCCAGAGGCAGAGAATGCTATCATCTATTTGAATGCAGCTCTGCAAGATTCTCAGCTTCATATGAGCTTCCGTACTTCTGTACATGTTCATCTTAACATTCAGAACATCTACAAGAGCCAGCTTAATCGCCTTCTCTACACTTCTTTCCTTGTAGAAGATTTGCTTGTTGAGTTTAGTGGGGAAGGTCGTGTAGGCAATCGCTTCTGCTTACGTGTTCGTGATGCAGAATACCAGCTTAACTTCCTTCAACTAATGCTGAAGATAAACAACCAACTCCAGCGTATTCCACCCGATGAGGGTAAGTATGCGGCAATCAATCTCTGCACAATTCGTACTTATGGGAGTGTTGAATATCGCTCAATGCAAGGAACTACGGATGTGCAAACCTTGTCTCGCTGGATGTCACTGATTGAGAAGATTTATACCTTTGCATGCTCCTCTAGCCTATCTCTGAAGGAAATCACTGCACTAGCTGTGACATCACCTGAAGAGTTTATGCGTCTTGTGTTTGGTGAGCTTGCTGAGCATCTTATGTTCAAGAATTATGAACATGCCCTAGTTGATGCAGACAAGCGTATGTTCTATCTTGCCTTTGAAGAAGAGAAGCTTGTTAGAGAAGGAGATAAGGTAGAGAAGAAAAAGCCTGCACAATGGAGAGCAGACCCATATCGTGTAATGAACTTCGACGACATCTTCCCAGCAGAACCACGAGAAATTGAATTTAATGAAGATGAGGCTGAAGAAGAAGGGGAAGCAGTAAGATGGTAAGAGCATTCATCTACCCTTACAATAAGGCTAGTGCAGGGGCTAAGTCTCTAGCTGGCTCTCTTGGTATTAAGCGTATCAAGCGGGTTAATAGCAAGTTTAAACCAACTAACAAGAAGATTGTTATTAACTGGGGTAGCTCTGTTATTCCAGAGAATTTCAATAAATGCAACAAAGTGCTAAACTTTAATGTAGGTCAAGTGTCTAATAAGCTTACATTCTTTAATATGATTAAGGGAAAAGACTATTGCATCCCTTTCTATACGGCTAAAGGAGCTGCCGAAGAAGCATTGACAGGAAAGAATAAGATTGTATGCCGTACATTGCTCAATTCCCATTCTGGTAAAGGTATTGTAATTGCTTCTTCTAAAGAGGAAGTAGTTGATGCCAAGCTGTATGTCGAATATGTTCCTAAGAAAGAGGAATATCGTATTCATGTATTTGAGGGCAAGGCATTTCATCTTCAACGTAAAGGGAGAAAGAAGGATGTTCCTGATGAACAAGTAAACTGGCAAGTAAGAAACAACGCTAACGGCTTCTGTTACATGACGGAAGGGGTGGTAGTACCAGATGCTGTTTTAGATGCAGCAGAGGATGCTGTAGCTACCTGTGGGCTTACGTTTGGAGCTGTTGATGTTATCTGGAATGACAAGAATCAAAAAGCTTATTGTCTAGAAATCAATTCAGCTCCGGGCTTATTTGGTAAAACTCTTGCAGCTTACACTAAACGTATTCAGGAATATCTAAATGCCTAAACAAGTTCTCTTTGCCGTATGCTATGACAAACAAGGAAGAGTTATTAGCACTGGCAAAAATAGCTACACTAAGACACATCCATTGCAGAAGTATTTTGCTAATAGAGTGGGGTGCTGCGGCAAAGAGTATTTACATGCAGAAATAGCAGCAATTATTAAGGCTAGAGGTCAACCGATCCATACATTATGCGTTACTCGTATAAACCGCTTAGGTGATAAAATGTTATCGAAGCCCTGTCCTATTTGTATGGAAGCATGTAAAGCATTTGGTATTAAGAGAATAATCTACACTGATAAAGAAGGGAAAGGTGTATGGCTGGAGTTGTAGTCGAAAGACTTCCCCACGAATGTGGGGCTAGGAGAAGCTTAAATGTATTTCAAAATGATGACGGAACATATTCTGGGTGGTGCTTTAGTTGCAAGACATATGTACCTAACGTATATGAAGACAAACCTGAAGGTTATAAACCTCCTGTTGGCTTCAAGAAATCCCCAGAAGAAATTGAAGCAGAGCTAAAAGCTATTCAGAAGTTTAAAAGCTTTGCAATGCCTGACAGAAAGCTTCTTAAAGATTCTGTAGAGCATTATGAAGTGAGGGTTTCTGTAAGCGAAGTAGATGGAGAGACACCAACAGCGCACTACTATCCCTATTACAAGAATGGGGAATTGTCTGGATATAAAGTACGAGTAGTTGATGGCAAGAAGTTCTGGAGTGTTGGTGATTGTAACAATGTAGATTTGTTTGGCTGGAATAAAGCTATTCAATCAGGCAGTAAGAAGCTGTTTATTACAGAAGGAGAAGCTGATGCTATTGCATTATATCAAATCTTGTCTTCCTTGCAGAAAGAGGAATATCGAGACAATCTCCCTGCTGTTGTATCCCTTCCTCATGGCTCTGCTGCTGCAAGCAAGGACTTAGCTAGATGCGTTAAAGACATTAGAGCTTATTTTAAAGAAGTAGTATTTGTCTTTGATATGGATGAGCCGGGTAAGCAAGCAGTAGAAGATGGTATGAAGATTTTACCTGAAGCTATTGTTGCTTCTCTTCCAGCTAAGGATGCTAATGCATGCCTTATGGAAGGACGGTCTAAGGCTTGCTTCAATGCAGTGATGTTTAATGCAAAGAAGCCTAAGAATACACGTATTGTATCATCTTATGAGGTGGCTGACTTAGCTAAGAAGCCAGTAGAGTGGGGCTACTCATGGCCTTATAAGAAGCTTACAGATTTGACACGAGGTATTCGCTTAGGGGAGACATACTACCTAGGTGCTGGTGTTAAGATGGGTAAATCCGAGCTTCTTAACGACATCGTAGCTTGGTGCATTAAAGAGCATGATTGGAAGGTGTTTGTAGCTAAACCAGAAGAAGCTAATCACAGAACACTGCAAGGTGTTGTGGGTAAGATTGTAAACAGAATCTTCCATGATCCTAAGATTCCTTTTGATAACGAGAAGTTTAATGAGGGCTTGGAGATTGTTAGGGATAAACTGTTTATGCTTAACCTATATCAAGAACTTACCCTTGAAGGTTTAAAAGAAGATGTCAGGGCAGCAGCAGCGGAAGGATGTAAGGCAATTTTCATTGATCCTATTACTGTACTATCAAACGGTATCAATGCAGCAGATGCTAACACACTTCTTCAAAAGCTTGCACAAGAGCTTGCAGCAATGGCAATGGATTTAGAAATTGTCATCTTCATGTTTGCTCACTTGAAAGCACCAGATGCAGGGCCTCCACATGAAAGAGGTGGAGCTGTTCAATCTTACCAGTTTGCAGGTTCAAGAGCTATGATGCGAGCAGCACATTTAATGATTGGCTTAGAGGGTAATAAAGACCCAGACCTGCCAGAAGATCAACGTAACATGCGTTCAATTGTTGTTCTAGAAAATCGTATGTCAGGAGAGACAGGTAGGATCGGTCTGTTCTATGACAAGAATACAGGAGCCTTTAATGAAATCTGATTATATCCCGATTGCATCAGGTCACATATACAGCAAGAAAACTAATAGGATTTTAAAGCCAGCATCTAATGGTAATGGTTATCAGCATGTAGTCCTCCGTATCCACAATAAGAACGTAGATACTTATGTGCATCGGTTTATTGCGGAAGCATTACTACCTAACCCACATAACCATAAAGAAGTAAATCACATTGATGGGAACAAGAGCAACAATGATGTAACAAATCTTGAATGGGTTAGTAGTTCAGAGAATAAGAAACATGCTGTTAAGACTGGGCTAAGAAAGACAAACTTTGTATCGCAATATACACTAGATAATCAGTTCATTTGTAGATATACAGATGCTAACACTGCTGAATACTTTAGTAATGTTAGGGCAGTTAATATTCGTCGCTGTTGTAATGGGTATCGAAAATCAGCAGGTGGATTTCTATGGGAATACTCTTAATGAAAACCTTATTCACAACATGGCTACGTAATACCTATGGGCAACTTTGGTATTGGCGATTACAGAAACTAAAGAAATATTGGGGATTTAAATGGAAGTGAAAATTAAAAAGCTACACAAAGGTGCAGTGGTTCCAGTCTATGCAACAGATGGTTCTGGAGCATTCGATTTGTTCTGCACCAATCAATCCTCTGTACTCCCTACAGGATATTTTCAGACAGGGCTATCCTTTGAGATTCCTAAAGGGTATACACTGCTCCTCTTCTCTCGATCAGGTCATGGCTTCTCTAAGGACATTCGCCTAGCCAACTGTGTAGGAGTAATTGATAGCGATTATCGAGGAGAGCTAAAGATTAAGCTCACTAACGACGGAGTGCATCATCAAGTGTTTAAGGCAGGTGATCGAATTGCTCAAGGTATTGTAATTGAAACACCTCGTGTGACATTCAATCTTGTTGAAGAGCTTGAAGAAACAGAGCGAGGAGAGGGTGGATTTGGGAGCACTGGAAGCTAATGTATTCTATCATTGAAAAGCATTACAAGAATGGGTATAAACAATTCGTTAAGCTAGCTACATACAAGCTGAACACAAGGGAAGATGGAGAGGATGCTGTACAAGAGGCTTATGCCAGAGCCTTGAAGTATTCTCGTTCCTTTGAGATGGGTGAACATTTCAATCATTGGTTTATTAAAATCCTTCGTAATGTAATTAAGGATGCTATCTCAGAGAAGTATGGCAGGGCGCATCTAGAAGAACTTAATGAAGAGATTGTAGAGGGTAATGCAGACAGCTTCTATAACAAGAAGCTTATGGAGATTGTTAATGAGCAATTGAATTGTGTTAAGAATGAAGATCATCGAGAAGTGTTAGAACTCTATTTCATGTATGGCTTCCAATTCAGAGAGATTAAGGAGATGTCTCCCCTAAAGATTAATAACATTAAGCTTATTGTTAAAAACTTTAAGAAGGAACTTCGTATTAGGGAATAAGTTATGAAGAAAATCGTTATAGGTGACTTAGAAGCAAATGGGCTTTTGAGAGAAGCAACTAAGGTGCATTGTGGTGTGTTTAAAGACATCACCACTAACGAAGTTGTTAAGTTTAGACCACACCAAATTGAAGAGATGTTGAAGTTTCTTGATGATGTCGATGTGCTTATAATGCATAATGGCATTGGATATGACTGGCCCTTACTAAAGAAGCTCTATAATTGGGAGTTTAAGGGACAAAAAGTAGACACTCTTATTATGTCTAGACTTTTAAACCCTAAACGAATTGTTCCTTTTAACTGCCCTAATAGGAAAGCTGGCCCTCATTCTGTTGAGGCATGGGGATGGAGAGTTGGAAGAGGAAAGCCTGAGCATAATGACTGGGAGAATTTCTCAGAAGAAATGTTACATCGCTGCTCGGAGGACGTAGAAATCCAACATCTCATCTTCAATGCATTAAGAGAAGAGTCCAAAGGAGGTAATTGGAAGAACGCATTCAAGCTGTCTTTTAAACTATTTGAATATCTACAGAAGCAAGAAGCCTATGGCTGGCTAGTAGACAGAGAGCACATGGACAGATGCGTTAAACAATTAGAACGATGGATCGGCTTAATTGATAAAGTGCTAGACAAACATCTTCCATGTATTGTGGAAGTTATGGAGGTAAAAGATAAAGGGGAATATAAATATATTAAGAAACCTTTCCTTAAAAGTGGTGAGTATTCCGGTAGCGTTATTAAGTGGCTTGATGGGGATGCTTCCAATCCTTCTGTTGGTGGGCCTTTTAGTCGCATTAGTATAAGGAAAGTAGACTTAAACTCTAATGATGAAACAAAGACATACCTGCTTAATTCAGGTTGGGAACCATTAGAATGGAATTACAATGACGAAGGACAACAAACAAGTCCAAAGCTATCTAAAGACGATCCGTTTGAGGGGATCAATGGCGGAGTTGGAAGACTTGTTGCAAAGCGAGTTCAATGCAGGCAACGCAAGAGCATTATTGAAGGGCTCATCAAGCTTATACGAGAAGATGGCCGCATTGCATCAGTTATTAACAGCTTGGCTGCAACAGGGAGAGCAACCCACAGAAACATTGTGAATATTCCTAAAGCTTCTAGTTTCTACGGGAAGCACATGCGTAAGATTTTCTCATGCCCAGAAGGGAGAGTGATTGTTGGCACTGACTCAGATGGATGTCAGTTACGGATGCTAGCAGGTAGAATGAACAATCCAGCTTATACAGAAGCTCTCTGTAATGGTGATAAAAACCTAGGGACGGATAATCATTCTATGACTGCTAAGATTGGTGAGTTAGAGAGTAGAGACTTAGCTAAGAATGTCATGTATTGTATGTTGTTTGGGGGTGGTGATGTTAAGCTAGCTAAGACAGCTAAGAAGCCTGCAGGTAGTGGAGCTATCTTACGAGACAAGCTCTATAAAGGGCTAGATGGTTTAGGAGATTTGATGGAGATGCTCAACAAGGAGTGGAAAGCTACAGCTAAAAGACGATATAATGCTAAGTGGAATAAGATGGAGTATTATGATGGCTTGATTACGGGGCTAGATGGACGACCTATCAGAGTTCCTTATGAGCATCAACTCCTTGTCTATCTCCTCCAATCAGATGAAGCTATTATGATGAGTGCTGCATATTGCAGGTTTCATCAAGTCATGGAAAAGAAAGGTTTTGTATATGGAAAGGATTATGGAACCCTCTGTTTCTACCATGATGAAATAAATATTGAATGTGATGTGAAAATAGCTAATGATGTAAAGCTTATTTCAGAAGAAGCTATTGCATGGGCTGGTAGGTTTTTTAAGATTAGCTGTCCCCATGTAGGGGATGGTAAAATTGGCAGTAACTGGTATGAAGTACACTAAAAGGAAATAAACAATGAGTTTAAACGCAAGCAAAATTGGTGGTGGCAACAATTCAAACAGCAACCGAGTAGAACAACCCATTATTGATGCAGGTGTTTATCCTGCTCGTATTGTACAAATTCTAGATATGGGGCTACAAGCTCAACGCCCATATCAAGGCAAGGAGAAGCCACCAGCTAATGAAATTAGCATCACCTACGAGCTTGTAGATAGCTTCATGGTGGATGAACAAGGGAATGAGCTAGAGGATAAACCTCGTTGGATTTCTGAGACACTCCCTCTGTACAGCATTACACAGGACAAAGCTAAGAGCACACAGCGGTATAACGCTGCTGATCCAGAGAACAAATATGGTGGTGACTTCTCTCAGCTTCTTGACACTCCGGTTAATGTGAGCATTGTACATAATCAAGTCGGTGACAAGACATATGTTAATGTAGCTGGCATTGCTTCTATGCGTCCTAAGGATGCAGCTAAGTGTCCAGACCTAGTTAATCCACCTAAGCTCCTCGACCTTGATGATCCAGATGTTGTTGTGTTTAATTCTCTTCCTCAATGGATTCAGGACAAGATTAAGAAGAATTTGAATTACAACGGCTCTAAGCTACAAGCGGCCCTAAGTGGTGAAGCTGTCCCTACCAATAAGAAACCTGCTCCTAAGAAAGAAGCTCCTAAGCCTGAGCCAGAAGATGTTCCAGAAGAAGGTGATGATAATGATGCTCCATGGGACTAAGATATGCAATGTCTCATTGATGCGGATGTAATTCGCTACGAATGTGGATTTGCTGCAGAGACAGGATGGAAAGCTTTGACAGGGAGGGAGGAGATTCCTCCTTTCTCCTATGTTGAAGAAATTCTTGTCAATCGCATCAATCAAATTAATGCAGAATGTTTTGCTACAGAACCACCTAAGCTCTATCTAACGGGTAAAGGAAATTTTAGACTTGATGTAGCTAAGAAGAAAGAATACAAAGGGAATAGAGCTGACCTCCATAAACCTTGGCACTATAATAACATCACTGGTTATTTAATGTGCATGTATGACACAGAGCTTGTACAAGGAATGGAAGCAGATGATGCTATGTGCATTGAACAAACAGCAAGGCTAGATAAGCTAGATAGTATTATCTGCACTAGAGATAAAGACTTGCGGCAATGTCCCGGAATGCATTATGGATGGGAGCTAGGTAATCAACCCTCATTTGGCCCTGAAGAAGTAGATGAAATTGGTTATCTAAAATATGACGAGAAGAAGAAAACATTGAAAGGTGTAGGTAGTAAATTCTTCTTTTCTCAGATGATTACAGGAGACACAACAGATAACATACCGGGATTGCCCAAGAAGGGCCCTGCAGCAGCCTACAAGCTCCTATCAGAGCTAAACACATATGCTCATATGGAACAAGCTGTTGTAAACGAATACAGAGCGTTCTACGGGGATTCTTGGAAAGAGGAGTTTATGGAGCAAGCTTACCTGTTGTGGATGGTGAGAGAGCTTGATGAAGAAGGTAAACCTGTTATGTTTAAACTAAGAGGAGAATATAATTAGAGAGATTTATAATGGAGGGGAGTGGACTAGAGCTAGATTTAATTCTTTCATAAAGTCTGCTCTCCGGAATGCGAGTATGCGATGGGCTCCAAGATTTCAATGTCTGAAGGCGGCATCAGTAGGAAAGAAGATTAACTGGAGAACATCTAGATTAGCTGAGCATTATTTATGCAACTCATGTAAGAAAGAGTTTCCTGCAAAGATGGTACAAGTCGATCACATTAAGCCATTGATTGACCCTGATAAGGGGTTTGTTAATTGGGACACTGTGATTGATAATATGTTCTGTGAGAAAGACAACCTTCAAGTGTTATGCGTAGACTGTCACAAAAGTAAATCAGCACTAGAAAAAGCACAAGCAAAAGAAAGAAAAGAAAATGCAAAATAAGAACTTCTATAAAGGCTTCACCCTCTTTAACGACATCGAAGATGAATCACTACGTAATCGTAATCGTGCTGTTATTATGGCTAATATCGTAGAGCAGCATACTAAGCAGAACAAAATCACCCCTAAAGGAGCTGCACTAGCTCTAGGATATTTCTCTACAATTGATGAGAAAGATCGTAAGAAAGTACAGAAGCTGTTTGACAATCGTATTACAGAAATGGGGTATAAGCATGCGTCAGCGTAAACCAAACCTAGTTAATGACAACCCATCTGTAGCTGATTCTCTTGTTGATGATCTGAAGAACATGAATGGCATTGCTAAACCAACTAATGCAGAAGAGCATTTCTACATTGAGATTGCTTCTCTTGTACTTGGATTTAAGGCATATCTACTAGGTGAAACAGACATTTATAAGGTAGCAGAAGAGCTTCTTAAAGATGTAGAGAAGCGACGTAATCTGGGGATGGCTAAATATGGAGTAGAACTAAAGCCTTTTAATGGCAGAGACACTAAGCGCGACCTGTATGAAGAGCTTCTAGATGCAGCTTTCTATGCTAAGTGTAACGTACTGGAGAAGAAGAATGGAGGTTAAGCTTGAATACATCACAGACAATGCTTTGGAGCGTATCGGCAGGTATGCTGGTATTTGCTATGGTAGCTCTAATGATGCTTCAGCGTGTGTTAGACGAGCGATTTCCTGTAAAGAGAAAGGGCATCTGGCTACTCTACGTTTTGCTTCCGCAACTTTCCATGTATCTAATATTAGTCGTTCTTGTTCTCACCAGTTCGTAAGGAGTAAACATCTTGACTTTCTACAACGATCGCAGAGGTATTGTAATGAGAAAGAAACCCAATTTGTCTACCCGGGTACAGAATCAGATACTAAAATCTCCTCTCTTTATCAGACGGCACAAAGGGTTTACAATGAGCTTATTGAAGCCGGTGTTAAGAAAGAAGATGCTAGATATGTATTACCGGAAGGTACAACGACGGAGCTTATTGTTACGGGTAATCTCCAAGCGTGGCTAGACTTCATTAAGCTACGAGCTGATAAACATGCACAGAAGGAGATTAGGCAAGTGGCCGTTATAATTAATAATATTCTAGCCGAGAAATGTCCCGGCTTATTCAACTGGATGCCTGAAATTAAATGAGTAAAAGAATCCTAGTAATCCCCGACTTACAGATTAAGCCAGATGTACCAACAGATCATCTAGGTTTGATTGGTAAGCTAATTGCAGATAAACGTCCAGATGTTATTGTACAGATTGGTGACTTCGCTGACATGCCTTCCCTAAGCTCTTACGATGTTGGTAAGAAGAGCTTTGAGGGCAGACGTTATAGCAAAGACATTACTGCTGTACACAGGGGTATGGAAGAGCTAATGCTACCTGTTATCGAGCTTATTGAGAGACAGAAGCAGAACAAGCATAAAGTATATCGTCCTCGCCTAGTTCTTACACTAGGCAATCACGAGAACAGAATTGCTAGAGCTATAGAGAATGACCCAAAGCTTGAAGGACTCATCTCTGTAGACGACTTACAGTTTAAGAACTGGGGATGGGAAGTACATGACTTCTTGAAGGTGGTAGAGATTGAAGGCGTATGCTTCTCTCACTACTTCACCACAGGTGTTATGGGAAGGCCAGTAACTACCCCTGCTGCATTGTTGTCTAAGAAGCATGTTAGCTGTGTGATGGGTCATGTACAAATGGATGGAGTAGCTACACAATACACTGGAACAGGTAAGCGCATTACAGGCATCTTTGCTGGTAGCTGCTATATGCACGAAGAAGAATATCTAGGGCCACAAGGTAATCGTCATTGGCATGGTGTATGGATGCTTAATGATGTAAGAGATGGTGAGTTTGAGACAATGCAGCTTAGCTTGGCTTACCTACAGAAGAAATATGGAGAAAAGAAATAATGGATGCATCACAGAAGATTCTTTCTGAGGTCGTAATATTTAATAAATATGCTCGCTATGAGCCAATGATTAAGCGTAGAGAAACATGGGAAGAGCTTTACACTCGTAACATGGCTATGCATATTAAGAAATATCCTATGCTCAAGGATGAGATTAAGGATGTATATAAAAACTATGTAGCAACGAAGAAGGTGTTGCCTTCTATGCGTTCTATGCAATTTGGAGGTGCTCCAATTGAGCTATCTAATTCTCGTATTTATAATTGTGCTTTCACTAACGCAGACCATCCGTCTGTATTTGCAGAAACAATGTTCAATCTCCTGTCAGGTGCAGGAGTGGGATATTCGGTGCAACGTCGCCACATTAATCAGCTCCCTATTATTACTGGTGTTAAGCCTAGCAAACGACATTACCTAGTAGGGGATAGCATCATTGGATGGGCAGATGCAGTGAAGATGCTCATCAAGTCTTACACAATGAACAAGAGTGAGGTGGTGTTTGATTTCAGAGACATCCGACCTAAAGGTGCTCACCTAATTACTTCAGGAGGAAAGGCTCCCGGCCCTGACCCTCTTCGTATCTGCCTAGACAAGATTAGAGCTGTCCTTAATAATGCTGTTGGTAGAAAGCTATCATCAATTGAAGTGCATGACATTATGTGCCACATTGCTGATGCTGTCCTCTCTGGAGGTATTCGTAGAGCAGCAATGATTGTCCTGTTTGATTATGATGATATGGATATGTTGTATGCTAAGTCGGGTAACTGGTGGGAGCTAAACCCACAGCGAGGACGTGCTAACAACTCAGTAATTCTAGATAAGCAGAATACAACAGAAGAAACATTCAAGAACATCTGGAAGATTGTACGACAGTCTGAAGCTGGTGAGCCGGGATTTGTATGGGCACATGACCTAGACTCCGGTATGAATCCTTGTGCAGAGATTGGTTTACGCAGCAATCAGTATTGTAATCTAACAGAAGTTAATGTATCTGATGTACATGAACAGGACGAGCTTAATAGACGTGTAGCTGCTGCTGCATTCTTAGGCACTCTCCAAGCAGGCTACACCAACTTCCATTATCTTCGTGACATCTGGAAGAAGAACAGTGAAGAGGAAGCTCTAATTGGTGTAGGTATGACTGGCATTGCATCAGGAGGTGTTCTCTCCCTAAATCTAAAGGAAGCAGCTAATGTTGTTAAAGAAACTAATAAACATATTGCTAATATCATCGGCATCAATCCTGCTGCTCGCACCACCTGTGTTAAACCTTCTGGGTCTACTTCCTGCGTTCTGGGCAGCTCTTCTGGTATTCATGCGTGGCACTCAGCATATTACATTCGGAGAATGAGAGTTGGTAAGTCTGAGCCTTTGTATGCATATCTAAAGGAACAGATTCCAGAGCTTCTAGAAGACTGTGTGTTTAAGCCTCACCTAGATGCTATTATGAACATCCCTCAGAAGGCTCCAGAAGGCTCTGTATTGCGTTCTGAGGGTGCTCTTGATCTGCTAGCGAGGGTGAAGAAATTTAATCTAGAGTGGGTTGAAGCAGGGCATAATTCTGGCATTCAAGATCATAACGTAAGCTGCACTGTTAGCATCAAGGAAACTGAATGGGACGAAGCAGGGGAATGGATGTGGAATGAGAGACTGAATTACACTGGTATTTCTGTTCTCCCTTATGACGGCCACACCTACCAACAGGCTCCATTTGAGGAATGCACTAAAGAAGTGTATGAATCTCTCTATTCTAAGCTAAAAGATATTGACTTGTCGCAAGTTGTGGAAGAGGAGAATAACACTAACTTGCTAGATCAGGCCGCTTGCCAAGGCGGAGCTTGCAACATTGTGTAGGTAGAAATAAATAAAGGGCAGTCTAGTTTTTACACTAGCTGCCCTTTTTCTTTTACATCAGATTAGCACTTCTTCTTTCCTTTGCCCTTCTTCATTAAGCTCT